ATGGCAAGCAAGCTGGCGGAGATGCGAGCCCTGGAGTCCGGGTGGTGGGGAGAAAATAGTTTCGCGGTGCCGGAGCAGTCTCTGAACTTGTTGGAATCGGCGCTGGACTATATTGCTTCAAGATCCACTTACGTCGCATTCTCAGCCGATACTTCAGGGTCTATCGTCCTTGAGTGGGAGTGCGGTGTATTCGAGTGCATGGTCATCCTCGACGGGTCGTCGCGTATGACTCTCGTTTCGGAACAATCGGGGGATGATCGGCCGAGCGAGCGGGTTGTAGAGGCGAATGGTGAAGAGTTGAAGCGCTTTATCGGAGAGATGACCGAGTGAGTGACAAGGCGTCATCTGGCGCTGCCGAAGACCTCGACACGTGGACGCCTGTGGGCGTCCCTCTCTCTGCTTCTCAACCTCACCAGGAGCCGGAGGTGCTTCGACGACAGGTGCACCCTCAGTGGCTCGATGATGAAAAAGGCATCCTTTCGCCTGCCTTCACCCCCGAGGGGGAGCGCGGACCCAGGGGAATGTTGTCTACGCTGCGAGATTCGGTCACAGCGAAGAGTGCGCATGCCTCTTTTGTAGACAGTGGAAAAGAGTCCGCAGGCACATGGGGTGTCTCGGTGGATGAGTGCTTGGAATTGAACCTTCAGCCTTACCACGACGGTCCAGTGTTGCGGGCGGCCCAGGCCGCCGACCTAGAGAGGTCTGACGAGCCCCCGTTCCCGATTGCTCATGCGGCAGTGGATTTCTCAGAAAAGACGACAATAGGTCAACGTAAGAGTGCTGGGAGGGAGCTTGCTAAGGCGGCGGTGAAGCGAGGTGCGCTTTATCGTCCAGCCGCTGAGGGCAGATTGTAGGATTGGTCCTGGGAAGTAACGTCGAGAATCGGTGTGGCGCCTCGCGCATGCAGGCCGAGAGTGACGTCGCTTTAGTGGCCTGACTTCGTTTTAAACGTTGCCCTCTCTGATCAGGACCTCGTTGGCTCCCACATCGCTACGACTACGCACTGCGCTCGCGGCCTCCCGGGAGTGACCACGACCTCCCGGATCAACTTCCGCAGCGCCTCGCGACGATGCTCGATCGGCAGTTCGTCCCACTCCTGCAGCAGGTCCCTCGCCATCTGAGGAGTCACGCCTCCTCGTGCGCTCGCCGCAGCCAGGACCCGTCGCTGCTCGAGCATGTCGACCTGCGCCTGCAGTTCGTCCCTCACAGCGACGTAGGCGCGCTCGGGGATCACGCCAGACAGGTGCTGCCTGGTCGCGGTCACGAGCTGCGCGTCGAGGGCAGCGAGCTCGCGGGAGATTACCTCGACGTCCGTGCGGTGTCGGGCCGTGGCGGCCCGAGCTGCGCTCGCGGCCACGGAGGCGTCGTCGATGTCGTGGGCGTAGTCGCGCAGCCACTCCATGACGGCGCGCTCGGGCACGACCATCGCGACCGAAAGGCTCGCGTGCCGGCCTTCGTTCTGGCCCTTGCGGCACCGGAACCTGGGCAGCCGTGGCTTGACCTCGTTCACCCCGGAGGATCCACCGACCATCTTGGCGCCACAGTGGCATCGCACGAGCCCTGAGAGCAGGTACTGGGACCGCTGCACCCGTCCCTGCGTCCTGCGCTCTGCACGGGCCGCCTGGTAAGCCTCCCACGTCGCCGCGTCGATGAGCGGCTCATGCGCGCCGGGCAGCTTCTCGCCCTTGACGTTGAGCAGCCCTGCGGCGAACCCGGAGTCGAGGGTGGTGCGCAGCGACGGGTCCGCCCAGAACCCAGGCCCGGCCGCGGAGTACCCGGGCGAAGTCTTGTAGCCGTTGTCGTTGAGCCACCGGGTGAGCTGGTACATCGAGTCGCCGGCGACGTACCGGCGGTAGATCTCTGCGACGACCGGACCGATCTCCGGGTCGGGCACGTGGATCTTCTTCTCGGCGTCGTAGGTGTAGCCCCACCGCGGCTTGCCGTTCGCGGTCCGGCCCGATCGCACGCGGCGCGCCTGGGCTTCCTTCCAGACGTCTCCGATCCGCTCCGACTCGAACGCCGCGAACTCGGTCATCATCCCGCGGGCCAGGCGCCCGGCCGACGTCGCGACGTCGAGCGGCTCCGTCGACGACTCGATACGGCCACCGACGACGTCGACGCGGTCCGCCGCCACAGCCCAGTCCCGCCGGCTCCTCGACAGGCGAGACCACTTCCAGAGCACGATGACGTCAGCGCCACCGTCCTCGACGAGCGCCATGACCCGCTGCACAGCCGGACGGTTCCACGTCCGCCCAGAGACGCCCGGGTCAGCCTCCACGGCGACGACCTGGTAGCCCATGCGGTCGCAGTAGTCACGACCCGCCGACTCCTGCAGCTCGAGGGAGATCGACTCCTCCCGGTGCGTTGACTGCCGCAGGTACAGCACCGCCCGAGGCGCGATCGCCGGCACGGACGTCAGGCGGCGAGCGGCGCTCACGGCTGCTCGAGGTGCCCCTCGAGCTCGCGCTCGAGATCCTCGCTCCACACCATGCATCCGATGTCCACCACGCGCGGCGGGAGCCGGCGGTCCTCCTCGTCACTCAGAGCGAAGTACTCGAGCGTCGTCTCCCGAGGGCAACCTGGGCGCTGCGTCAGCGGGTACAGCGCCTGCAGGCGCTCGCGGAGTTGCTCGTCCGTGAGGTCGGCGGGGTCGTTCATGCAGGTCTCCTTGCGGTGGGTCGACGACGCGTCTCGAGCGCGTCTTGGTAGACGGCGACGAGGTTGACGTCGCAGCTGAGCTCGAGCGCGATCGCGCCGAGGTGAGGGCCGACGAGCGCTTCGGCGCGCGCGTAGGCGTCAGGGGTGATGAGGAGGTCCGCGGCGTACCGGTCGGCGAGCAGCTCGTGGCGCTCGGCGAGGCGCTGGTCGTGGACGGGCACGTGCCCGTACCAGGCGTGCCCGAGCTCGTGTGCGAAGGCGCAGAGCAGCAGGTCCTGGGGGAGCGCGGTGTTGAGGGTGATGGTGCGGACGTGGTGCTCGTAGTAGCCGCGCACCTCGTCGCCGAGTGGAGCCCACTCGACGAGCAACCCACGGGCGTGGGCCAGGTCCATCAAACGCCGCACTCAACCTCCATGTTCGAACGGGTGTTCGAATGATGGTAGCGAGTGTGGGACGGGTCGGCTAGATCGAGTCCTCGCGTTCGTCGGCCTCGCGGCGCCACCCGGGCTTGCGGTCTGCCACGGCGCCGAGCGGGATCCCGCTCGGCGTGCCGCGGCCGCGGCGGCGGATCTCGACGACGTCGCCCTCGGGTGTGTCGTCCTGTGCCGGGCTCTCCCCGGCGGGGTTCATGGGGGCGGAACGCTGTGCACGGTCCTCACCTGCTTCGCTCTGGCGTGCTGCGTAGAGCTCACTGTTGGCCCGCGCAAACTGGCGGACTACGTCGAGCACCACGCGGCGCTGGTCGGGCGACAGGAGGTCGGCGTCGGGCGGCAAGTCCTCGGCGAACGAACGCATCTGCGGGGCGAGCCCCGCCGCCCTGCGCACCTGCTCCTCGGAGTATCCAGAGAGCTGGGCCAGTGCTGCGATCGTCTCGCCTTTGGGGCGGGACTTGTAGGTGCCGGCGATGATCCTGTCGACGGTCGTGTACGACAGGGTCAGGCCGCGCCGCTTGGCCTCTCGGTCGAGCGCTCGTCCCTGCAGACCTCCTACCCGCTCGGACGCCTTCAAGGCGACCTCTCGGAGGGTCAGTTGCTCCCTGTCGTTCATGGCTCAAGCCTCCCGGTGCTGGTCCCGCTGTTGCTAGTGGTCGGGACCAATTTCCAGACAAGTGAATGCCGAAACTCTACGGCGCTACCTGGGGTTTCGAGGCATGCCGTTGACAAGTGAGTGAGGCGTGATGCAAGATCCACTTGTCTAACCGCGACCCAGGAGGGCAAGATGACTGCACGCACCACAGCACGACGACCGAAGGTTCGGTATCTCAGGGAGGTATGGATGAAGGTGATCGACGGCAGCAAGATCGCCGTGGCTCGCAAGCGCGCGGGTCTCACGCAGTACGACCTCGCCGCGCTCGCACGCTGTACGCAGGCGGCGATCTCCGGCCTCGAGACCGGCAACATGAAGGGCTGCAGCGAGGACCTGGCGCTCGCGGTCTGTAAGTGGGTCGACCGAGATATCTCCGAGCTCTTCGAGAAGCACGACGGCTCTCGCGTGCACAGAGTGACAAACGCGACAGGTTCCAAGCGTCAGCCTGTCGCGGCGGCATGACACCACGCACGACGAAGGCCGGCCCCGCGCCAACGAGAACCGGCCTTCTACCCATCCCTCACCTGTCAAGGACCAAGGAGACGAGTCAGATGACCGTACCCCGCACCGCCCAGCACTACGCGATCGCCGCCGCCGGCACGTGCCTCGCCGAGGCCCGCGCGCTCCGCGACTCACTCCCCGTCGCTGAAGCCGCCCGCCGCGCCTACACCCCGACCGGCCCGACCCTCGCCGAGCTCGAGCGCCGCATCGCCGCCCGTCGCAAGGCAACAGTGGGGGAGCGAGCAGCATGAGCACCCTCCTCGTCGACTACGACGCACCCGAGCGCATCACCGTCCCCACCTGGCTCGAGGCTTGGCACACCGACTCGATCGCCCACGCCCAGTCTGAGGAGACTCTCGACGCGCTCGCGGTCTGGACTTTCTTCGAGATCGCCCGCGAGGCTGCGGACGAGGCACGCGACCTCGTCCGCGCCGTCCGCGCTGCGATCGTCGTCCGGCGCGCTGAGCTCCGCGCCCTCGCCGAAGCGCACTCCGCCGCGGTCGTCGCCTACGTCCAGGAGCGTCGAGCCCGCTCGAGGCGCCACGGCTACCACGTCCTCCCGCACCACGAGGGCGGGTACCTCGTCGAGCGCGACGGCGTCGCCCTCACGCACTGCAGCACACGCCGCGAGGCCCAGGAGGCCCGCAACGCGCTCGCGGCCGCTGCCGAAGCGCGTGACTTCGCGTGATGGCGCTCGTGCGCCTGGCGCGCCCCAGCGCCCTGACCACTGAGCACCTCGGCGTGCACGTCGAGGGAACTGAGTCCGGCGGGCTCATCGACGGCGGACTCTCCGACTTCCTGCACTGCACCGAGGAGGTGCCCGAGCCGGTCGAGTTCCCGGTCCTCGGCATCGTCGTCCTGGTCGCGGTCACCGAGTGCCCGCTCCTCGAGCCGCGCCCCGACGCGCACACCCACCTCTGGCTCGGCGGGCAGCACCAGGTGCTCTCCGAAGCCGCCGGCCGCGTCGCCGTCGCGACCCCGATCGACCCGACCACCGGACTCCCACTCCCAGGAGAGACCCCATGAAGAAGCTCCTCGCACGCACCGGCCCCGCCATGTCGATCGCGGTCGCCGTCGCAGGTGTCTCCGCCGGCATGTACGTCGGCATGATCACGCCGCCCTTCTCCGGCGGCACCCTGGCGGGCCTCGGCCTCGTCGCGCTCTTCGGCGCGATCGCGCTCCGCGTCATCCACGTCGAGAACAGCAAGCAGGGGGTGAAGTCATGGTGACCCCCACACCGGCGTCCTCGGCCGAGACCGAACGTCCAGGCTCCTGGGTCCAGGTCGACGACAAGCTCGGCCAGCACGTCACCCCCGAGGCCCTGCGCGACATGATCGCCCGCATCGACGAGGTGCTCGCGGACAAGAGCCGGGCGCGTCCGGGGGAGTGGTGCGCATTCGAGCGGGTCACCGGCACGCCGGTGATCCCCGACCTGACCCGCGGGTACTGGCCCGACCACATCTGCAATAAGCGGAACAGGTTCTGGATCGAGCTCGTCGACGCGCTTCCCGCGTTCCACGTCTTCCCTGACGGCAGCACCTCTCTCGACCGCACAGTCACCTGCACCCGCATCGCGGGCCACACCGGCCGTCACGCCGCCGGGAGCGGCGGCCTAATCGTCGCCGTCTGGGGCGACCGGCCATGAGCACCGCCGTCGGCGAGAAGACCGAGGGTCAGGCCCGCTCCCTCGGACGCCTGATAGACGACCAGGCCGAGGCGTTCCTCGACGCCGTCCGCGCCTACCCCCAGGGCACCCGCCTGTCCGTCAACGACCTGCGCTCGCGGCTGGACCACCTGGAGATCCCGACGACCTCCCGCGCCGCGCTCTTCCGCCGTGCGGTCGACCTCGAGCTGCTCGTGCCGCTCGAGGTGACCGTCGAGGGCATCACGGTCCCGGTCCGCGTCCAGTCGACGGGCCGGTCCGCCCACCAGGCCTACGTCCAGGTCTACGAGCGCCTCTGATGAAGACGGAGACGTGCAAGGACCAGGTCATCGACGGCGTCGTGCAGTTTGGCTGCGGCGCCCCGATCGTGCTCGCCCTCGTCGTCCCCGAGCACCCCCGCAAGGGCGTCGGGCGCAAGCGCATCCCGCTCAACCCGACCTACGACCCCGCGTGCGGGATCCCACCGTCGCACGCGATCACCTCGCGCACCTTGCTGATCTGCCGCCCGCTCGACCGGGGCGACACACCAGCACCGCACGAGGACCCAGCACTCACCCACCTCGCTACCTGCCCGCACAGGAGAAGACCATGACAGAGCCAACGATCACCCGCCGACCACGAGGCAAGCGCACCGCCGTCCCCGACGCCGCGACCCTCTCCTCGGGCTCGTCGACGTCGACGACCGAGCTGCTCGGCGCACCGGCGCACCCGCGGCTGCTGGAGACGACGGTGCTGCACCCGCACCCGGCCAACCCCCCGCACCGCTCGGACTCCGACTTCGAGGAGCTCGCCGCGGCGATCGAGGCCGACGGGGAGATCACCGACGCTCTCACCGTCCGACCCTCGCCGACGATCCCGGGGGAGTACGAGGTCCTCAACGGCCACCGCCGCCTCGCCGCCGCCCAGTCCATCGGCATGGTGCTCGTTCCCGTTCGCGTGAAGGACCTCGACGACGCGGCCGCGCTCATCACCGTGCTCGGCGCGAACCAGAACCGCAAGGACTTCACGCCGCTCGAGGAGGCTCGCCTCGTCCAGGCGACCCTCGACCTGCCCGGCATGACGCAGAAGCGCATCGCCGAGGGCGTCGGCAAGTCCACCTCGTGGGTCTCCCAGCGCGCCCACGCCGCCAAGACCCCCGCGCGGATCCTCGACGCGCTCGCCGACAAGCACCCGACCTTCGATCAGCTCGACGCGATCGCCGAGTTCGACGGCACCGAGGACGCTGAGCTGCTGATCCAGGCCGTCGGCACCCGCGACTTCTCCTTCCGCCTCCAGCGGGCGCGAGACGCCCGTGAGCGGGCCAAGGCTGAGCGGGCCATCAAGGCAGCCCTCAAGAAGGCCGGCGTCAAGGCCGCCTCGTCGAATTGGGGCACGCCCGAGGGATACCGCGAGGCCAAGCAGTTCACGAACCGCAGCCAGGATGCCGCAACCGAGCTCGCCGCCGTGCTCACCGAGCTCGGCGCCGACAGAACCTGGCGCTACAGGGAGAACTACTACATCTACCTCTACCGCCCGCTCACCGAGAAGGAGCGCGCGAGCGAGGCGAAGAAGGCCGAGAAGAACGCCGCCGCCCGCGCCGCGCTCGAGCTCCGCAGCGCCCAGATCACCGCTCTCCTCGAGACCGTCAGCACAGCAGCCAAGACACGCCTCACCTTCCTGCGCGACGTCCTCACGACCCGCAAGATCACCCCCGCACAGCACACCATCGTGTCCGAGTACTTCCTCACGAAGGCCACCACCGAGCTCATCACCGACAGCTACGCACGCCTGTCCACCTACTCCATCCGCGAGGTCCTCCCCGACGTCGAGACAGACGCCCAGCGGGACTGGGCCAACGGACTCTCGGCCGCAGCGCGCACCCTCCTGCTCGCCGCGACCTACGGCGAGGGCACCGCGCACCACCCCGAGTACTGGCTTGACCGCATCCTCGAGATCTGTGCCTGGTACGACGTCCTCGTCGCCCTCGGGTACACACCCTCCACCGCCGAGCTCGACGCCCTCGCCACACCCGAAGCGCAGGCAGCCTGATGACCGGGCTGCCGCAGATCCCCGTCGAGCGGATCTTCCCCAACCCCGACAACATCCGGCGCGACCTCGGGGACCTCACCGAGCTCTCAGCGTCGATCCGCGCTCGCGGTCTGCTGCAGCCCCTCGTCGTCGAGCAGACCCAGCGCGGGTGGCTGATTCTCGACGGGCACCGCCGCTACCAGGCTGCCCTCGACGCCGGCGCCCAGGCGCTGCCGTGCATCGGTGTGCGTCCGGGCGACGCCGAGCATCGCGACACCGTGATGCTCGCTGCGGCCATGCACAAGGACCTCTCGACGCTCGAGCAGGCGAACGCGTTCCGCCGGCTCCGCGACGGCGGGATGACCGTCCCGGAGATCTCGAAGCGCACCGGGTACTCGGCCCGCACCGTCGCCGCCCGCCTCTCGCTCCTGGCGCTCCCCGAGGAGGCGCAGGACATGGTCGCCGACGGCGAGCTCACCGTCACCGCGGCCGTCGACCTCGCACGCCAGGTCGCCGCTGACGGCCGCGGCGAGGCCCGCACGGCCTCTGCAGCCCGACCGGCGCACTTCACGACCTCTCACCCGCTCGCCGGCGCTGCGCGCGCCCTGTGCACGCACCTGGCCGACCGCCGTGCTGTCGGGCCGGCGTGCGGGCAGTGCTGGGAGCGCGTCATCCGCGACGACGAGGAGGCCCACGCGTGCTGATCACCCAGACCGCCCGGGCCCAGCGCGCCGCCGAGATCCGTGCGGCCCGCATTCGCCGCGCCGTCGACGCCGTCCCGACGCTCACCCCGCGCGAGGAACGAGCCATCACCCGCGCCTACCACCCTCGCCACACCGTGTACGGCGACACCCCCACCACCCAGTGGACCAACCTCACCGCGCTCGCGGTCGCGAGCCGGATCTCTCAGAAGAAGGGTCACCGACCATGAAGAAGACCGCCATCGCTCTCACTCTGGCAGCCACGGCGCTGCTCACCGGGTGCGGCACCGACGCCGACAAGGTCAGCGAGAACCTGTCCACCGAGGCCGACCGCTTCGAGGTCCAGCGCCGGATCGTCGGCATCAACGGGATCACCGACGAGGTGCTCTTCGAGGTCGAGGGACGGTGCTCGCTCGAGCGCGACGGGGATCTCGTCATCACGTGCAAGCACGGCGAGGACGACTACCGCAAGCACTACGTCGGCCTGTCCGACAACGTCACCTGGGTCTCGACTCAGCTGGAGGGCATCGACGTCAGCGAGTACCACACGACCATCGTTCTCAAGCCTGAGAACATCCTCCCGAACTTCGACCTCGAGACGAGCCGCTCATGAGCGCCGCCGAGCCGGACGTCTTCGCCGCTGAGCACCGCATTCCATGGGGCGCTCTGGCGCCCTACGCCCCGCTTACTGACTTCGACGACGAGGCACCCGAGAGCGAGGCCGAGGTCGAGAGCACCGACTACTTCCCGGTGACGCTCGCCGGCCACGAGTGGATCTCGGACCGGTACATGCTCATCCGCACTGAGCTGCTCAGCGGAGAGCCCATGTCCTCCCAGTACCCGTCGACGTGGCCCGCCGAGGGCGTCACCGGGGCCTTGCAGAAGGTCCTCGACCAGGCGCAGGCCGCCGGCAACCCGCAGGCACTCAACCCGTACTACGTCCTCCTGGCTGAGCGGGCCGGCTGGACGCTCGAGCCAGCGGAGCGCCTCTGGCGCATCGTCCTCGACGGCGCGATCGTCGGGGCCATCGTCGGCCTGCGCGACGGCGCGGATGGTGGACGCCGACCAGGCGACGACCTCACCCGTATCAGGGAGGTCGTCAAGTACCTCCCGGGCCACAACCCGCAGGCTTACATCGCGGCCGCGCGCATCGTCGACGCTCTCGACGCCCTCGACGACGTCGCTCAAGGGCCCGCGCCCGTTCCGCTGGCATGACGGTGAAGTACCCGCTGCACGCGAAGCGCGAGTGCCTCGTGTCCCGCGGGGCGTACTACGAGCTCCCCGAGGCGATCGCCGCCCACCGGAAAGCGATCGGTGACCAGCCTCGGTCCCTCGCACCGACGGAGAGCCACCCTGCGGCCCGCTGCACGTCCTGCGGCGGGCCGATCGACCCCCACAGCGGCGAGTGCCGCTGCTCCGCATGACCAGCCCAGCACGACCACACCAACAGAACGGAACCAGATGACGATCGTGTACCAGGACGAGCTGGTCACCCTCTACCAGGGTGACTGCCTCGCCATCCCCGCGTGGGCCTCGGCCGACGTGCTGATCACCGACCCGCCCTACGGCGTCGGTGGCAACCTCACCACGACCACCGCCACGCACGAGTGGGACAAGACCCTCGAGGTGCGCGACGCCGCGCTCGAGATGTTCCTGTCCGCCGGCGCTCGCGGATCGGAGCTCGACCGTCCCTACGCGATGTTCGCCTCACCGCGCCGCCTCGACGCGGCCGTGCCGCACCGTGAGGTCCCGCTCATCTGGGACAAGGGCGCCGGCGTCGGCATGGGGGACACCCGGTTCCCGTGGCGCCCGTCCTACGAGCTCATCTACGTGTCCGGCTCGGGATGGGCCGGACACCGCTCCACCGCCGTCCTACAGGTGCCTCTCGCGTCGAACGCGGCCACGAAGGCAGGCCACCCGACCCCTAAGCCCGTCGCGCTCATGCGGATGCTCATCGAGAAGGCCCCCGCGGGCGTCATCTGCGACCCGTTCGCTGGAACCGGCTCGACGCTCGTCGCCGCGAAGGAGCTCGGCCGCCGCGCGATCGGCGTCGAGCTCGACCCCGTCTACGCCCACATCGCCGCCGCGCGCCTCGCCCAAGACGCCCTCGACCTCGGAGGCCTGTGACGATGCCGACCGACTACGCCCAGACCTCCCACGCTCAGCAGAACCGCAGGAAGAAGGCCGAGGCCCTGGCCCTGCGAGCCGCGGAGTTCGGCTTCCAGCCCTACGAGCTCACGATGCCCGTCGCGTTCGGCACCCTCGCCGACCACGAGCGTCGCGAGCGGGTCCGCAAGGACCTCGGCCTCAAGACCCGACCATCGGACGAGACCTGGACCATGGCCCTCGAGATCCTCGAGGGCGGCACCCGCGGCCGACCAGGCGCCAAGCCGTGCAACGACTGCGGCTGGGCCGTCGTGCCCGTCAAGAGCCGCCGCGGCACCCCGATCCTCCTCGACCCCTGGTCCCACCCGAACGGCACCGTCTACCTCACCGCCGAGGACGCACAGACCTACGCCGTCGTCGTGACCGGCACCGACACGCCCCCCGAGGGCGTCCCACTCTTCCGGCAGCACATCACCTCGTGCCCGGAGTCCCGGCAGGCAGCCGCACGGCGCCGCCGGGAAGCACCACGCTGCGTCTCCTGCGGAGATCCCCGAGACGGGTACCTCGCACTGACGCTCCCGTGGATGACCGCCCACCCCACATGCCCCGGAGGAGGTGAACCACCATGCCCGAAGACCAGCTCTGCACCGCGTGCGACAAGCCCATCAACCCCATGACCGGCGAGTGCGCCGGCTGCTCCGACTGACCCCGGCACCCACCCCGACCACACCAGAGAGGAGGTGAACCACATGGCCGCCCGATCACACTCCCGCGACCGCCGCCGCACCAAGAAGCGCACGGCGAACCGCAACCGGCGCCTGCAGCGCCCCGCACCACGACCAGAAGACGACTGACAGGAGAGCCCACGTGCCATGGGCAAAAGTGAGCGACACCGCTCCGATGGACCCCCGCCTGATCTCCGTGATCGAGCATGACCTCGCCGACGACCGCACCGTCAACGAGCTCTACGGCTTCTACGGCCGCCTCGTCGGCATGTCCGGACAGCACCTCACGGACTACGTCGTCTCCTACGGCACCGTCATGCTCGTCGCCGGCACCAAGGACAACGCGACCCGCCTCCTGGCGCTCGCGGCTTGGACCGGCCTCGCCACCGAGGTTGAGAACGAGACGGGGCGCCGGGCCTTCAAGCTCCTGGACGACCCTGAGTTCTGGCACATCAAGCTCGCGGACGAGGTCGCCTGGGAGCGTCAGCGCCAGGCCGACAACCGCAACCCCGAGATCACGATGCCCGTTCGCTGCCGCGACGGAGACGCCTGCCGCTACTGCGGCAAGATCGTCAACTTCGCAGCGCGCAAGGGCAAGCTCGCCGGCACCTACGACCACCGACCACCGGGCCAGCCAGGCTCGGTCGAGACGTCGGTCATCGCGTGCGGTGAGTGCAACGCCCGTCGCGGTCGTCGCCCTCTGGCGATCGCCGACGAGGAGGTCCCACTCCTGCCACCACCACCCAAGCCGTACTACTCGACGAAGACACGCGAGCTGCTCCAAGCGCACGCGGTCGTCCTCGCCCGGTACGGCATGACCCCACCACCCGAGAGGCCCTCCCAGGAGGACCTCGCACCAGGCCGCATCGCCCCCGGCGCGCAGGCAGCACCCACCTCTGGTGTGCGCCGCGCGACGGGCGCGAGCACGGCAGCAGCGCCCACGCCGGCGCGCGCCACGGCAGCAGCAGGCACCGCACCCCAGACGGAGCGACCAGCAGCGCCCACGATCGCCTGGCCGACCTCACCCGCCGACGTTCCGGCAGATCCCGGCAGATCCGAGCAGATCGCCAGTGTGGACGATCAAGGGGTGCCGGGTCGGGACGGGACGGGTCGGGTCGGGTTGGTAGTGGCAGGTACCGCCTCGCAAGACGTTCCACCTCTTCCTCACCCAGCCCCACGACCACCCGAGGCCTCACAGGCCAACCCCCGCCGTCGCTCCCGCCGTGGGTCTCGTGGAGGTCGCTCCCGTAAACCTCAAGGAGAGTCCTGATGAACCTGCCAACCTGCGCGGTCACCAGCCGCTGCAAGAACACCTGCCCACCAGGGACCGCCGTCTGCTCCGACTGCGCGAACGAGCTCGGCCTCTCGCTGCTCTACATCCCGCTCATCGCAGGCGCCCTCGAGGACGCCCACATCAAGGGCCAACGGTTCGGCACCTCGAGCATCGCGCTGCCCAACCCTGACGAGTCGCCGGTCCCGTTCAGCCCCCGTGCGTCCGACGCCCGTGCCGAGTTGTTCGCCGCCTTAACCCAGGCCGCCGACGCGATCGCGTTCCGCGCAGATCTCTTCCGACCGCTCGACACCTTCCGTGCGCTGTCCCGGTTCCTCGCCGCGCAGGTCTCGTGGATCCGCGTCCAGCACGACGGCCCGGCCATGGTCCGACACCTCACAAGCGTGCTGACCGCTGCGAGCCGCGTGGTCGATCGACCGGCCGACGTCGTGATGCTCGGGCACTGCAACGGCACGATCGGTGAGGGCGTGGATGGACGCGTGCCGGGCGACAACTGCGGCGCCGCGCTCTACGCCCCGGCGAACCGTTCTGAGGTCACCTGCCGCACGTGCCTCCACGTCCACCAGGCTCACGACCGGCGGGCCTGGCTGCTCGGCGAGGCCGAAGAGGTGAGGCTTCCCGCGGCCGCGCTGCAGCGGGCCGTCGACGGGCTCGGCGTCGACGTCAGCCCGAAGCAGCTCGAGAACTGGGCCGCCCGAGGACGCCTCAAGCCCGCCGGCATGACCCGAGTGCTCGGCCGCAACCGACCGACCTACCGTGTGGGCGACGTCCTGGACATCGTGAAGTCTGAGCAGTCGCGTCGCGCCGTGGTGACGATGGGGGGTAGGAGGTGAAAGGCGGCACTGTTGTTGGCGAGGAGACTAGGCTTTACTTACGCCATGACACCCATCATCTCGTTCTTCAACCACAAGGGCGGCGTTGGAAAGACGACGACCCTCTTCAACACTGCCATCGAGCTGGGCCGTCTTGGGAAGCGTGTGCTGATCGTCGACCTCGACGCACAGGCGAACTTGACGGCGATCTCGCTGCAGGATGAAGTCCTGGACGACCTGTATTCTGCGACGTCGCTTCCTCACGCGAACACGGTGGCGGGGGCGTTTGCCCCTCTGGTGAGCGGGTCTGGTGACGTCTCCGCTCCGCAGCCGATCGAGATTCGACCTGGCAAGGTGTGGATCATTCCTGGTGATATCCAGCTCTCGGTTTTCGAGTCGATCCTCCCGAACGCCTGGACGGAAGCACTGGCGGGCAATGAGCGGGGATTCCGCGTCACCAGCGCTCCCTACCGGATGATCACCGATGCAGCCGCCCAGATCAGTGCTGATATCGTCTTCGTCGACCTCGGCCCGAACGTCGGAGCTTTGAACCGAGCGGTCCTGCTCGGCAGCGACTACATCATCCTCCCGATGGCGTCAGATCTCTTCTCGTTGCGGGCACTCCCCAGCGTTGGTCAGAGCGTGGACAGGTGGGTGCGCCAGTGGAAGACAGCGCAGACGGTTGCTCCGCCCCTGGCCTTCCCGATTCCCCTGGGCTTCCCCCGGATCATGGGTTACGTTTCCCAGCAGTTCAACGTCTACCGCGGGGACCCGACCATGGCGTTCTCGAAGTGGATAGAGAAGATGCCTGCCGCAATGGCGACTGGTCTGCTTCAGCCGTTGGACGCACACGCTCACCCGAGCGGAGGCACACTGGCCATGCCTGCCAGTAACCTTGGAGCATCGCTCGGGGACCTGAAGAACTACCACAGCCTGGTGCCGCACGCTCAGACCTTGCGGAAGGCCATCTTCGAGTTGCGAGCCGACGCGGTGATCCGCGGAGGCCAGGTGACACGAGCTCAAGCCTCGGAAGAGCAGTTCCGATCGTTGGCGGAAGAGATTCTGCGTCGATCCTGAAGGCGCACCCAGCAGGTGCCAGCGAGGCCCCTCACTCGGAGAGGGGCCTTGCTGGCATCTCTCTCGGTTGAGGGTGGACGCCGGTCTGTCTGAGGGGTACTCTATGTTTCAGTTAGAACTTCTGGATCTGAGGCCCGATCTCCACACGGAGACCGGGCCTTCGTGCTTCCCGGGTGCAGACACCCCGGGACGCAGGCCGCGCCCTTCGGGGCTGCGGGGTGACGCCGCGCCCCTTGCCGCGGTGGGAGCGTCGGGCGGCCCGGCGTGTCACCCCATGAACGTCCCGCCGTCGCCCTTGGCCCGCGACCACCACACGTGACCAGCGCGGTGAGCCGGCGACGGCGGGAGACCAGCAGATCGGAGGGCTCGTGAAGCGCAACGGTCGCTACGCGAACGGTCACCGCCGCCGCAAGGCGCGCGCTGCTGTGCTCGCGAGCGAGGACATCTGCGCTCTGTGCAAGCAGCCGGTCGACAAGCTGCTTCGGCTCGGGCCCGACGGCAAGCCGCACCCTCTGAGCCCAGAGGTCGACGAGATCATTCCGTTCTCGCGCGGTGGCAGTCCGTACTCGCGGCAGAACTTGCAGCTCACGCACCGGATCTGCAACCAGCAGAAGAGCAACCGGGTCTCGACGGAGGGTTTCAAGCCTCCGGTGCGGCCACCGCTGCGCGTCTCGCAGAGCTGGTGAGCCGGGTGGGGGGGTCCCCCCTCCTCACCGGCACAGCGCCCCCCACGGCATAGCGCCGGTATCCCCCCGACCTGCCCCGATATCTGGGGGACTGGAACGACCTCCCCGACCTGTCCCCGCCCACCGGCGCTCGCGGCCCTGACCTGGGCCCTCGACCCCCGCAGGAGGTGGCCGGTGCCTCGCAGATCGTTCCCGTGCGCAGCCTGTGGCGAGCCGCTGCGGCCCGGTCCCAACTCGCTGCCGGAGGGCAAGGCGCGACACCGGCGGTGCGCAGGGCAGGCAGCTGCTGAGCCGGTCGACGACGAGCCGCTCTACGGCCCCCGCGCCCAGCGCCTGGTCGAGCAGCTCTCGGAGGGAGTCACCGACGCCGCCCGCCTTGCGCTCGTCGACGAGGTCGCCCGCACCGCGGACCGCCTCGACAACCTCGACTCGATCATCCGGGGCAAGGGCGTGCTGAACCTCCTGCGGTTCCGCCTCCGCGACATCTTCGAAGTCGCCGACGAGCGCAAGGTCACCGTCGTTGTCACCTTCGACGGTGTGATGTCCGAGACCCGGCAGACCACCCTCGCCTTCCGCCAGCTGCTCATGTCCCTCGCGCTCTCCGCGCCGCCCGCTGCGGTGCCGGCGCCGGAGAAGAAGGGGACGGCGCTAGATGAGCTCGAGAGGCGTCGCGCTGCTCGGATGTCAGGTACCTCGGGTCTCCCTGGTCCCTGAGTGCGTCTGGAGCGAAGCCGACGACGCTGCCTTCCTCGCCGCGTCCTACGGCCTCGTGCCCGACGAGTGGCAGATGCTCGTCCTGCAGGGCTGGCTCGGCCGGCGCGCTGACGGCCGCTGGTCCGCTCCGATCTCTGGGATCGCGGTCCCGCGTCAGAACGGCAAGAACGGCATCCTCGAGATCGTCGAGCTCTACAAGATGGTGGCGCTCGGGCGGAAGATCCTTCACACCGCGCACGAGGTCAAGACCGCCCGCAAGGCGTTCATCCGTCTCAAGCACTTCTTCGGCGAGAAGCGCGACGACCCGACGGCGAAGTTCCCCGAGCTCAACGCGCTCGTGCACGAGGTCCGCAACACCAACGGCCAGGAGATGATCCTCCTCAAGAACGGCGCGTCGATCGAGTTCATCGCTCGCTCGAAGGGCTCGGGCCGAGGGTTCACCGTCGACGACCTCGTCTGCGACGAGGCGCAGGAGCTCAGCGAAGAGTCGCTGGCCGCGCTGCTGCCGACGATCTCGTCCGCGCCGTCGGGCGACGCCACTCAGACCTACATGGGCACGGCTCCGGGCCCGTCCATGGACGGTGAGGTCTTCACGCGGATCCGCAACGAAGGCGTCAAGGGCTCCAACGACCGCCTCGCCTGGTTCGAGTGGTCCGTCGAGGGCAACGTCAACGCCCCGGCCAAGACCCCGAACGCGATCGACGTCTACGACCGGACCGTCTGGGCCGCGACCAACCCCTCGCTGGGCCGGCGCCTGAACATCGAGACGATCGCCGACGAGATCCTTGCCCTCGGGTGGGAGAACTTCGCACGTGAGCGGCTCGGCGTGTGGGCGTCCGAGACTCACTCGCAGGTCATCGACGCTCAGGCCTGGGCGGATCGTGCCGCCGAGCTCGAGGACATCCCCACCGACGGCCGCTACGCCTTCGGCCTCGACATGCCACCCGACCGCTCGCAGATCTCGGTCTCGGCCGCCCGGCGCCCCGACGAGGGCAAGGTGCACGTCGAGTGCGTCTACTACGAGTCCGCAGGGCTGGGCACCGAGGCGATCGTCTCTTGGATCGCCGAGCGCTGGCCGACGCTGACGGCCGTCGTGATCGACGGGCAGTCCCCAGCCATGTCCCTGGTCCCCGAGTTCCTCCGCAACAAGGTCCGCGTCACGGTCACCGGCGCGGGCGAGATGGCCCGCGCCTGCGGCATGTTCTTCGACGCCGTCCGCGACGACAAGCTGACGCACTTCGACCAGGAGGAGATCAACGATGCCCTCTCAGGCGCGAAGAAGCGGACGATCGGCCAGGCCGGCGGCTGGGGCTGGGACCGCCGCGACCCCGACGTCGACATCTCACCCCTCGTGAGCACGACTCTCGCCCTCTACGGCGTGATGACCAGCAAGCGCAAGCCAGGACGCAAGACGAAGGTGGTGGTGATGTGAGCGGACTCGTCACGGCCCCGCAGATCCCCGGCCTCTCCCTCTCCGACCAGGCGCTCGTGAACAAGCTCGTCGCCCAGATAACGGCGAAGGCTCGGCGCAACCAGGTCCGCAGGAAGTACTACGACCACAAGGCCGCGCTGCGGGATCTCGGCATCGCGATCCCGCCTCAGCTCAAGGACGTCTCCACCGTTCTGGGCTGGCCGGCCAAGGGCGTCGACTCCATGTCGCGGCGCACGGTGCTCGAGGGGTTCACCGTCATCGACGGGGACTCAGCAAGCATGGGACTCGACGACCTGCTCATCGAGAACCGGATCGAGAGCGAAGCGCCCCAGGCTCACACCTCGGCGCTCATCCACTCCGCCGTCTTCACCTTCATCACCGCAGGGGACATCGAGGCGGGCGAGCCCGCAGCGCTGATCTCCACCCAGTCTGCAGAGTGGGCAACTGGCACCTGGGACCGACGCCGCCGGCGGCTGTCCGACGCGCTCTCGGTGATCGCCGTCGACGACCAGGGCAGCCCCACGCACATGAACCTCTACACCCCCGGCCGCGTCGTCGTCATGCGCCGAGACGGACGGCGCTGGGACCTGCGCCTGGCCGAGCATGACCTCGGCGTCCCCGTCGAGGTCATGCCCTACCGGCCCTCTCTCGACCGCCCCTTCGGCGCGTCACGGATCTCACGCCCGGTCATGGCCCTCACTGACGCCGCGGTGCGCACGATGCTGCGCACCGAGGTCTCCGCGGAGTTCTTCTCCGCCCCCCAGCGTTACCTCCTGGGCGGCGATGAGGACGCGTTCACCGACAAGGCCGGCAACCCCATCCCGGGGTGGTCGGCGCTGCTCGGGCGCATCCTCGCCGTCGGGCTCAACGAGGAGGGCGGCACGCCGACCGTGGGCCAGTTCGCCCAGCAGTCGATGGAACCTCACCTCGCCCAGACGCGCTCGCAGGCGACCTTGCTCGCCGCCGAGATGTCTCTCCCGGTCGGCTCGCTCGGCATCGTCCAGGACAACCCGTCCTCGGCCGAAGCGATCGAGGCGGCGAAGGAGGAGCTCGTTGTCGAAATCCGGCACTGGGAGAAGACGTCCCTCGCGCCGGCGTGGCAGCGCACCGTCCGCTCGGCGATGCGCCTGGTCGACGACAGCCCCGCGGCCCGGGCCATGTACGCCGGTATCCGAGCGCACTGGTCCAACCCAGCGACACCGTCGGTCGTGTCCGCTTCGGACGCTGTTACCAAGCAGGTCGCCGCGATCCCTCGGATCGGGGAGACGACCGTGGCGCTCGAGAAGCTCGGGTACTCCACCGACGAGATCGGCCGCATGCAGTCCGAGTGGCGCAGAGCGGACGGGGGCTCGTCGATCGACAAGGTTCTCGAGGCCGCTCGCCTCCGCGGCGCTGGTCGCCCCGCAGCGGTCGTCGCGGCGCCGGCCCAGCCCGCTGAGGTGAGCTCGTGACGGCCCTGGCTGACGTGGAGTACCTCCGCGCAGCGAACCGGGGCATCGCGGCCATGGCCCAGATGGACCTCGAGGACTTCTGGGGCTCGCTGACCTTGTCGTTCCCGGGGGAGTCGAGGGACTCGCTGCTCGCCTTCGTGCCGGCCCTGACGTCCCAGTACGGCGGCATGAGCGCCACGCTGGCCGCCGAGTGGTACGACGACATCAGGCCGACGGGCACCCTCATCACGGGCGCGTTCCGGGCTCCGCTCGCGAGCCCGGTCGCGACGTCCGCCGTCGCCTCGACCGTGCGCTGGGGCGCCAGGCACCTGTGGACTCTCGCCCCAGCACTGACACTCGCCGTCGTCAGCGGCGCGGTCACCGAGTACGTCCTGCGCCCCGGGCGCCAGACCGTGGCGCAAGCCGTCCGGCAAGACACCGATCGGCGCGTCCGCTACGCGCGGATCCCGTCCGGCAGGGAGACGTGCGCGTTCTGCCTGGCGATGGCCTCCCGCGGCTTCGTCTACGCGTCCGAGGTCTCCGCCGGCCGCAAGGGCTTCAACGACTACCACGGCGACTGCGACTGCGTCCCGACGCCCGAGTGGTCCGACGAGCCGCAGATCGAGGGCTACGACCCCGACCGCATGTACGCGATGTACGAGGCGGCCCGGGCCGAAGCCGGCGGGGTCCTCGCACTCAAGGGCAACGGCTCGATCGAGGACGACGACCTGTCGATCCTGCAGGCCCTGCGCCGGCTCTACCCCGACGAGCTCACGGACGGTGTCGTCGTTCGCGACGAGCCCTAGACCACCGCCGCACGGCGGAGCACCACCCCATCACCCACCACCGCAGGCCCCGCACGGGGTCGTGTGGCGATCCCGCACGGGAGGAACACCACGATGAACGGCGTCACACCCCCTCGCATCACCACAGCCGAAGGGCTCGGCCGGTTCCGCAAGGAACTGAGAGACCAGGGCATCACAGACCCACTGGCAGACGACCTCGTCCGCCAGGCTGCGACCGCCCTCCTCGAAGACGGTCTGGTGGTGAAGTCCGATGGCTGACTCGACTGCGGCTCCCGTCGCCACGACGACGGACGCCCCGGTGGCTCAGGCCGCCGCGCCCGCCAACGCCACCGGCACAGCGGCGCAGGCCGCCGCTCCGGCAGCCCAGGCGGCTCCTGCAGAGGAGCCGACCGACTGGAAGGCCGAGGCCCGCAAGTGGGAGTCACGAGCCAAGGAGAACAAGACCGCCGCGGAGAAGCTCGCCGAGATCGAAGAGGCGAGCAAGACCGAGACGCAGAAGGCGATCGAGCGCGCGGAGAAGGCCGAGAAGGCCCTCGCCGAGCGAGAGACCGCCGACACGCTCGCCGCTGCCCGCGCCGAAGTCTCCAAGGCCACAGGTGTCCCGGCTGCCGTTCTGCGCGGCACGACCAAGGAGGAGCTCGAGGCGCACGCCGCCGAGCTCGCGCCGCTCATCGCACCGCCCGAGAAGAAGGGGGCCCTGGGCCCCTACGTCCCCGCTGAGGGGTCCGCGACTAGCGGCACCCCGGGCACCAACGACTGGCTGCGCGACGCGTTCGTCGCCGGCCGCTGACCAAGGAGCACACCATGGCAGGTTCTAACGAAATCATCGGGCGCGCAGAGGTCTCCGACGCGCTGCTGCCCGACCAGACGATCAACGACATCATCCAGACTGCCCCTGAGCAGTCGGTGCTGCTCTCGCGGGCGCGCAACGTGCGTCTGACGGCCAAGAAGGCCAAGCAGCCGGTGCTCGACTCTCTGCCGGACGCCTACTGGGTCGACGGGGACACCGGGCTCAAGCAGACGACCAGCGCCCAGTGGAAGGGCACGGTCATCACCGCCGAGGAGCTCGCGGTCATCGTGCCGATCCCGAACGCGGTCGTCGACGACGCCAACGTCCCGCTCTGGGACCAGGTCAAGCCGCTGCTCGCCGAGGCGATCGGCAAGAAGGTCGACCAGGCAGGCCTCTTCGGCACCGACAAGCCGGCCTCGTGGCCGACCGCGATCGTCCCCGGCGCGATCGCCGCCGGCAACGTCGTCATCGCCGGCACGGGCGCTGACTTCGGCGTCGACGTCGCGAACCTCGCGGAGAAGGTCTCCACAGACGGGTTCGCAGTCAACGGCTTCGCATCGCGCCCCGGCCTGTCGTGGAAGCTGCGCACGCTGCGCGACAGCAACGGCCAGCCGATCTACGGCTCGCCGATGACCGAGGCGCAGGCCGCGGTCCTCTACGGCTTCCCGCTCGACGAGGTCCGCAACGGCGCCTGGAACACCGCGGCAGCCGAGCTGCTCGCCGCGGACTGGTCGAAGTTCGTCGTCGGCATCCGCCAGGACATCACCTACGACCTCTTCTCCGAGGGCGTCATCTCCGACGCAGACGGCAAGGTCGTCCTCAACCTCATGCAGCAGGACTCCAAGGCCCTGCGCGTGGTGTTCCGGGTCGGCTTCCAGGTCGCCAACCCCCTCACGCGGATCAACGGCGTCGCGTCGACGCGCTACCCGGCCGGTGTCCTCGCCCCTGCAGCGGTGACCCCGTGAGCGGGCGCTACCAGGGCCCCGACGGCACGGTGATACCGACCCCTGCCGGCGGCGGTCACGCGCTCGTCGCTCTCGGCTGGGTGCCGCTCGATGCGCCGCCCGAGACGGACGAGGCGGCGATCCCCGAGGGGACACCGACCAAGTCATGGAAGGTGCCTCAGCTCAAGGCCTACGCGGCTGAGCAGGGGGTCGACCTGGGTGCGGCGACGAAGAAGGACGAGATTCTCGCGATCCTCGCCCCGGAGCCGGCCCCGAGCACGGCGCCGATTGTCCCCGTGCTCGCCGGCGAAGCTGCTCCGGCGACACCGGCCGAGTAGGGGAGGGGCGCCATGGCTGAACCGTTCGCCACCACGGCGGATCTCGCGAAGCGGTGGCGCCCCCTCAGCGCGGCCGAGGAGATCACCGCGGCCGAGCTGCTCAAGGACGCCTCAGCGGAGATCCGCGCGCTGCGGCGGGGCATCGATGCGTTGCTGATCGTCGTGCCGCCGGCAACCGAGCCGGAGATCGACCCGCAGGTCGTCAAGAGGGTCGTCTGCGCGATGGTGAAGCGGTCGATGCTCGTCCCGGTCGACCAGCTGCCCGTGACGTCGCTGCAGGAGTCCGCTGGTCCCTTCGCGCAGACGCAGAGCTTCGCGAACCCGACCGGGGACCTGTTCCTCACCAAGGGCGAGAAACGCATGCTCGGCATCGGCCGCCAGCGCGCGTTCTCGATCGACCTGCTGCCGCCCGTGCGGCCTGACAGGGGGTGGGTCCTGTGAGGCGGGTATGGCGCAGGATCGCCTCAATGGCCTCGGGGCACAGCTCAGGGGACCCGGTGTGCAACAAGTACCGGCCGTTCTCGCCAGGGTCCTACCGGGACCGCCGGTCAAGAGGGCGTTCGTGCAGGCGGTGCATGAGAGCGAGGTGTCCACGGTGACGCTCCCGACGCCCTACACCGTCGCCCACGAGCGTCGAGTACTCGGTACCCGCGACGCCCATGGCAACGCCCGCGAGACGTGGCTCCCGCCCGTCGGGATCCTCGTGCACGGGTGGGCGCCGCCCTCGGCTGATGGGGAGCCCTTCGAGAGCGGTCGGTCGCCGGTCGTGCGCGACCTCGACCTCTACGCCCCGACGGGCACGGTCACGGCCTCCAAGGACCGGATCACGGTCGACGGCGTCGTCTACACCGTCGTCGGGCACCCTGAGGACTACTCCCGCGGCCCGTGGCAGTGGGCTGCAGGGGTCCGCATCAACCTCAAGAGAGTGGAGGGCTGACGTGGAAGAGATCTGGGAGCGTGACGGCCGCGCTCTGACCCTCAGCCCCGACCGTGACGGCGTCGTGCAGGTCTCGATCGAGACCGCGCACCTGGTCCTCGTCGAGCTCGGCTTCGTCCGAAGGGAGACATGACCGATGGCTCGCAACCCACCCGTCCGGCTGAACCTGCCCGGCCTGAACAAGGTCATGAAGTCCAAGGGCATCAGCGACAAGCTCGACTCGCTCGGACACAAGGTCGCTCGCACCGCCGGCCCCGGGTTCGTCGTCGAGACGGACCGCCCCGAGCACAGGTGGATCGCCCGCACCCGCGTGCGCGCCGCCACCCGCGAGGCCCGGATCCGCGAGGCCCGCGAGGACGCCCTCAAGCGGGCCCTCGACGCGGCGCGTGAGCGATGACCTTCCGGGACGCGATCGCACTCGTCCTGGGCGTCCTGGCTGCCGCTGAGCCGGACGTAGAGGGCGGGTCCAAGGTTCCCCCCGACCGCCCGGAGGAGTTCTTCTGGGTCCGCCGCACCGGCGGCCACGTCACGGGCCGCGTGGTCGACCACCCACAGATCACCGTCACCGCCTGGGCGGGCGACTCCGTCCGCGCACTCGCGCTCGCGGACGTCGGCCGCGACGCGCTGATCGAAGCCGCGCGAACCTCGCGCGGCTGGCACGCCACACAGGTCGCCTCGCTCTACGACGACCCAGACCCCGACTCCGGGGCCGACCGTGCGACGTTTACCGCGTTCCTCACCGTCCGGGCCGCCCGGTCCTGACACACCCACCCAAGGCCCGCCACTGTGCGGGCCTTCTTCATGCCCAGGAGGCACTCATGACCAAGGACACCGGCCGGAAGGTCACCCTCGCCGTCGCGCGGGTGATCGAAGGCAAGACCCACGAGGCGGACAGCACGGTGACGCTCCCGGACCTCGAGGCGCGGGACCTCATCCGTGCCGGCCTCGCACGGGAGCCCGACAAGGAAGAGACCCCGCCCGCTGCGAGCCGTTCGCGCCGTGCAGCGACCAAGAAGGCCGAGGCGACCAGCACCGCGCCGGCTGAAGACCCGGCCACGGCGACCGCCGCGGCCACCTCGACCGCGAAGGGCAAGTGACCATGGCAGGCAAGGACGTCGACAACATCCACATCTATGGGTCGGAGAAGGACACTCTTTGGCTCGCTCCACTCGGTACAACTCTGCCCGTCGGCCTCGCGGCTCCTGGGCCGACGTTCAACGACGTTGGGCTCAACGGTGAGGCCGGCTTCGACCTCAACCGCGAGGACGACGTCCAGAGCTTCAAGGTCCACCAGGCTGGCAAGACGGTCCGGAAGAAGGTCACGTCGAGCTCGACGTCGATCGTCTTCCGCACTGTCGAGGAGAACGCGGTCACCGAGAAGCTCGCGGACAACATCGTCGCGACCGCGACGGTCGAGGGGGTCACCACCGCGACGATCGCCGCAGCGCGCGAGGTTCAGGCCTACGCGGCGATCCTCGACCTCTACGACGGCGGCGCCATGGTGCGACGGGCGATCCCGCGCTTCGAGGTCGCCGGCGGCGGGACGGAGACGTTCTCCAACTCGGCGATCACCGAGCGGGAGTTCACCGGCGAGATCATCGGCGACCACTTCAAGATCTCCGGTCCCGACCCCGAGGCCTGATCCCTCGACCGCGCGGCGGGCGACTCATGGTGGTGGCCCGCCCGCCGCGCTCACTTCCCCAGGCCACCGCCTTTACCGAGAGGCCACCACCATGACCGTGATCAGTCGCCTTCGGGCTCTGCCCCACCGCCTCATCAGGTCCATCGAGACACCACGCGCCCCGAGCGTCGAGACCAACGTCTTCGCCGACGTCCGTCTTCTCGAGATCTCTCCGGAGGCGAACGAGATGCTCCCACCGGTCCCGGACACGGTGGTCATCAACGGCACGGCGTTCTACACCTCTGAGTCGAGGCCGGTCCAGATCCATCACGACGAGCACGGTTTCACCGAGGTGACCGTGACCCTCGTGCCTCGTTCCCTCGAGATCCGGATGGTCGAACCCGCCCCGGAAGGTCATCCCCTCGCCTGAGATGACTCACGCCTGGCGTCTCGAGCAGCCCAACGCTGCGATCACTGCCGGCAACCACACCCTCACCACCGACTGACAAGAGAGGCCACCACCATGGTCGAGAGCACCACCCCCGAGCCCACTGACAGCAACCCGGAGACGCCGCGCAGCAACGACGTCGTCGTGGTCGTCCCCGCGCCGACTGATCGCCCGCCCGTCCAGGACCACAAGCCGAAGTCTAAGAAGAGGAACAAGAAGAAGCGCGCAGCGCTCAAGGCCGAAGCGTCCGGCGGTGACCTCGACATCGAGATCGACGGCCACACGTGGACGGTCCCCGTCGACGTCTTCGACGACGCCGAGCTGCTCGAGGACATTGACGAGATCGACCACGGCAACTACGCGCGCACTCCCAAGGTGCTGCGCAGGATCCTCGGCGACAAGCAGTACGAGGCTGCGAAGGACACCCTGCGCGACGAGAAGCGCATCGTTCGCCTCGAGGCCCTCGCGGAGTTCTTCTACAAGATCGTGCAGGCCGCCAACCCTTCCTGACGACCCTCCGGGTACTGCTCGACGAGTACTCGGGGGCTCTCAGGGCTGATCTGCGCGCCGTCTACAAGGTCGATCTGCTCGACCTCTACTGCGGCAAGCTCGGGCTGCTCGCGCTCGCGGACTACGTCGAGCACCTGCCGCCCGGCTCGGCCGTCTGGCGGGCCGTCGGCGGGGACATGGCGTGGACGGTGGAGCAGCACATGCTCTCGATGGTCGAGCACAACACCCGGATCGGGTGGTGGATGAAGACCAAGGACGGGTCGAACAACCGGCGCCCGCCTGAGCGACTCACACCACCGAAGTCGGTGCGTGAGCAGAAGGCCAGCAGTGAGCGTGGACAACGCGTCCTGCAGCGCACTCGAGCACGGGCGGCCACCAAGGCGCGGCTCAACAACTGAACAGGGGCGAGGCGCCCCACGACGGACCCGTAGGGGTCCAGATTGGGGCGCCCCGTGTCTGTCGGCACCGAGCTCGCTACCGGGTACGTCACCCTCATGCCTCAGATGCCGGGGGCCGGGCGCGCGATCAGCGCTCAGCTCGGCAGCGCGGAGGTCATGCGCGCCTCGGACGGCGCTGGTCGCTCGATCGGTGCTCGGATCATGGGCAACGTCTCCTCGGCCATCAAGACGACCACTGCGGTCGTCGGGGCGCTCGGCACGGCCGTCGCCGGCCTGGCGATCAAGGGCGGGATCTCCCGCCAGCTGAACATCGAGGATGCCCAGGCGAAGCTCAAGGGCCTGGGCAACTCCACCGAGACCGTCACCGCGATCATGAACGACGCGCTGGCCTCGGTGAAGGGCACCGCCTTCGGGCTCGACTCGGCGGCGACGATCGCCGCGTCGGCTGTGGCCGCCGGCATCAAGCCGGGCAAGGAGCTCGAGAAGTACCTCAAGCTCACCGCCGACGCTGCGACGATCGCGGGCACCTCGCTCGGCGACATGGGCTCGATCATCAACAAGGTCACTGCCTCGGGCAAGGCCCAGATGGACAGCCTCAACCAGCTCTCTGACCGGGGTGTCCCGATCATGCAGTGGCTGGCTGAGGAGTACGGCGTCTCCCAGGAGGCGCTGTCGAAGATGGTGTCCGAGGGCAAGGTGGACGCCGAGACCTTCCGCAAGGTCATCGAGGAGAACATCGGCGGCGCGGCCCTCGAGTCGGGGAACACGACCCGCGGCGCGTTCGCGAACATGGGCGCCGCGCTCTCGCGCGTCGGCGTGACGATGACGAGCTGGTTCTACCCGCTCGTCAAGGACGTCTTCAACGGCGTCACCACGATCCTCGACGGCCTCAACGACCGCATGGGCCCCTGGGCTGAGCGCTTCGGCGCAGTCTTCCAGGAGAAGGCCGGCCCCGTGGTCGCAGGCTTCGCCGACAACGTCCTGGGAGCAGTCGACCGGATCTCGGCCGCCTTCACCCTGTTCCGCACCGGCGACTTCAACGACCAGATCCGCCTGGCGCTCGGCGCCGAGGAAGACTCACGCCTCGTCGACTACCTCCTGCGCGCCCACGACATCGTCACCGAGGTCACCGGTGGCTTCACCGCGATGTTCGCCGCTTACAAGGCCGGCGACGGCGACGTCACCTCCTCCGGGTTCGCCGGAGTCATGGAGCGCATCGGCAACACCGCACGCTCCACCCGCGACCTCGTCGTGGGCGGCGTGACCGCCATGGTCGCCGCCTACCAGGCCGGCGGAGACGACGTCACGTCCTCCGGGTTTGCCGGCGTCATGGAGCGCGTGGGCCTCGCAGCCCGCTACGTCCGTGACGCCGTCGCCTCGCTCGACTTCACCTCCTGGGACGCCTTCAAGAAGTCCCTCGGCCCCACCGGCGAGCAGCTCGGCGGAGCCTTCTCCTCGATCGGCGACTCTCTCGTCTCGCTCAAGCCTGCCTTCAAGGCCTTCATCGACCAGCTGCCCAAGATCGGCGGCTCGATCGGCACGCTCGCGCTCGCGGCCGTGAACATGCTCGCGAGCGGGCTGGCGTTCCTCGCTGATCACGTCGACGTGATCATAAAGATCATGCCGCTCATCGTGGCTGGGTACGTCGCGTGGCGGGTCGCCTCGATGGGTCTCACCGCGCAGTCGAACAAGCTGCAGATGGCCCAGCTCGCGATGGCCCCGGTGCTGCTCGCGAACAACACGCTGCGCCTGACGGCGATCCTCCTCGAGAACAGGCAGACCTCGGCACGCCTCGCCCAGACGGCGGCGACATCGACCGAGACCGGTGCGACCGTCACGAACAACGCCGCCCAGCAGGGCGGCATCATCGCCCGCACCCGTGCCGCTGCGGCGACCGTCGCCCAGCGCGTGGCAACGGTGGCCTCCACGGTGGCGACCAGGGCGGCTGCGGCCGGTCAGTGGCTGCTCAACGCAGCGCTCACCGCGAACCCGATCTCTCTGATCATCGCGGGGATCGCGGCACTGGTCGCTGGTCTCATCCTGTTCTTCACCAAGACCGAGACGGGTAAGAAGGTCATCGACGCCGTCTGGGGTGGCATCAAGTCCGCCATCGGTGGCGTCGTGGACTGGTTCCAGACCTCCGTCGCCCCCGTGCTCTCCGCAGCGTGGGACAACATCGGGCTCGCCGCGTCCTACCTGTACGAGAAGGCGATCAAGCCCGCCTTCGACGGCATCAAGTCCGCGATCGCGATCGCGTGGGGGATCATCAAGCCGATCTTCGACGCCCACGTCGCGGTGCTTACCTTCCTGGGCCAGGTGTTCTGGAACGTCACGACCCTGGTCATCCAGGCGGCATGGATCGGGCTGCAGGCCGGGTTCCGGGCCGGGTGGGCATTCATCCGCGACGGGGTATTCGCTCCGTTCAAGGCCGCCTTCGAAGCCGTTGGTGCTGGGTTCCTGTGGGTCTGGAACACCCTCATCAGCCCTGCGTGGGAACTGCTCAAGACAGGTCTCTCTGCCGGGTGGAACTGGATCCGGGACAACGTCTTCACCCCCATCGGTGGTGGGGTCAAGACGGTCGGCGACAAGTTCTCCGCCGCGAGGGCCCTCGCCGACACCGCGTGGGAGGGCATTCGCTCGGGCGCGAAGACCGCGTGGGACTGGATGAGCAAGCACGTCTTCTCCCCGCTCGGGACAGCGATCGCCGCGATCGGTGACGCGTTCAACTCCGCCCAGGGCGTCGTGAAGACCGCGTGGGATGCGATCAGTGACGCCGCGGTCAAGCCGGTGAACTTCGTGATCGAGACCGTCTACACCAACGGGATCAAGAAGCTCTTCGACACGGTCGCGGAGAAGCTCGGTCTGCCCCAGCGGCTCCCGAGCCTCAGCCCGATCGGAAGCCCTAGCCCACAGAACACCCCTCGGGGGCCCATGCGCCCTGGTCTGTCCAGCTGGATGGCCACCGGTGGCGTCCTGCCCGGCTACACCCCGGGCGTCGACGTCCACCACTTCCAGTCACCGACGGCCGGGTCCCTGCACCTGTCCGGCGGCGAAGCGATCATGGTCCCCGAGTGGACCAAGGCCGTTGGCGGACCGGCCGCTGTCGCCGCGATGAACGCCCGCGCTCGCCGCGGCGCGGGAGTCGCCGGCGACGGGTCGTCCTTCTGGGGCGGAGGCGTCTGGGACTGGGTCAAGAACACTGCTGGATCGGCATGGGACTTCACCACGGACGCGGCCTCAGCGGTTGTGAACTTCATGAAGGACCCCGTCGCCGGCGCTCTGCAGGTCATCTCCAAGCCCGTCATGGCTCTCCTCGAGGGCATCGGAGGCGGGAGCGTCGGCGAGATCATCGCCGGAGTCCCCAAGGCGATCGTCAAGGCCATCGTCGACGGCGCCACGGGCATCTTCGGCCCCGCCCGCACTGACGACGGCTCCGACCCCACCAGCACCGGAGCAACCGTCAGCGGTGGTGCCGGCATGGGCTGGAAGGCCATGACGAGCGCGCTCGCGGCTCTCGTCCCGGGGGCTCGGATCACGTCCGGGTACCGCCCGGGGGCGAAAGTCGCTGGGACGAACATCCCTTCGATGCACGGCCTCGGCCGCGCGATCGACATCGCACCGTCGATGGCGACGTTCAACGCACTCCTGAGCTCAGGTCTCCCACTGACCGAGCTGCTCTACTCGCCCGCTGGCGGACGTCAGCGCCAGCGAGGTCGGGGGGGTTCGTTCTCGGGAGACACCTCCGGTGTCACGAAGCAGATGCACTACAACCACATCCACTGGGCGGCCCAGGACGGTGGAGTGTGGCCGGGCGCGAAGGTCTACGACGACGGTGGCTGGCTTCCCCCAGGCGGCGTCGCCGTGAACCTCTCGCAGCGACCCGAGCCGATCTTCTCCGCAGACCAGTGGGAGTCGATCGACAAGGGCCCCGGCAACTCGCTCCCGAGCGAGCTCGTCGTTGTGGACGTCCACGGCGACCTGATCGGGCGGATGAAGGTCGAGGCCACCCAGGTCCTCGACGACGACAAGCGCTCGCTGAGCGGACACAGGGGGTTCCGAGGATGAGTCGCAGAAATGATGCCTTCAACTCCGGGCCGCGGTCCTCATCGCTGGCGGGTTGGTCCCATCAGGCGGGCACGGGTGAAGTCACCACAGTCGCCTGGGTGGGCACCGTCGGAGACGGGCCGGAGGGACGCACCGGTTACGTGCGCCGCACCGTCACCACGGCCAAGACCGGCGGCACGAGCGGCAGCTTCTACCGCTCGGCCGTCGGTGAGTGCATCGGCACCGCTGGTGAACGTCGGACTCTCTCCCTCTGGGTGAGATTCCGCCAGGCCGTGACCGTCCAGGTCTCGGGCCAGCTGCGCACCGGAGCCACGACAAGCACGGCGGGCGTCGGCGCACTCACCAGCGTGCCGGCAGGCGTGTGGACGCGACTGTTCGTCACCCTCACCGCTGCGGCGGCCTACGACGGCTTCCAGGCGTGGGCGGTCGTCTCCGGCGGCACGATCCCGGTGGGCGGGGTGTACGAGACCGCGGACGTGCTCCCGGACCTCGGCACGGCGCTGCGCCCGTACTTCGACGCGACCTTCGTCGCGACGCCCGACTGGACCTACTCATGGGCCGGGGCGGTCTACGCCTCGGCATCACTCGAGAACCCGACTCCCGGCCTGCGCGTCGAGGCCTTCACGGATGCCCCGGTCCCGCGCGTGGGGATCACTCTGACGGGCCTGGACAGTGCAGGCCCGTCGCGGGTGACCCTCTTCAGGTCCACGCCCGGCGGCCAGCGCCGGGTGGTGCGCGGGTGGAACCGCCGGCAGGTCTACGGATCGGACTACGCGATCGACTACGAGGCCCCGCTCGGGCGCCCGGTTACGTACTCCCTCGAAGTCCACTCCGGCGGCGTGGTCCCTCTCCGGGTCTCCGACGTGGCCACGCTCGAGGGCACGACCGGGTTCATCCAAGACCCGCTCCTGCCGCTCGGCGCCGTCCCGGTCTCCGCCGACCTCAACCTCGACCAGAACGCCGTGCTGACCAGCAGCGCGTTCCGCAAGCTGCAGTACGCGGTCGAGTCCTCCACGGTGAAGGTGCTCGGCTCCCGTGAGCCGGTCGCCCTGACAGGCCAGCGCATGGCAGCAGCCGGCGTCGACTTCTCCGTCCTCACCGAAGCAGCCGAGCAGTCCACCCAGCTGCGCGACCTGCTCACCGAGACCGCACTC